TCAGGTATAGTAAAATGCAAGGTAATCTTTTGACAAGTTAACTATTTCTCTAATATCTTCATTAATAATTTCAAGAGAAGATAATCTTTCCAATTCACTTTTTACCAGTTGCTTGTTTGGATATATCAAATATGGTATCATTAATTTTATAACCCAATATTTCCACATTATATCGTTGCCTTGCAAAATTGTCAGAATATGCGGCATAGCAATACTTTGATGTAAAACAACAACTGGTAAAATATCTTTTGCTATCGGCCAATTATAGTCTTGTAACCATTTCAATAAATCGAAAATAATAGGTTCAATTTCATTATCGATTAATTTACATAGCTGATCGATTGTTGAGTTATCAAATTTGTGTTTTGGGATTAAGTCTCTTAAAGAAGTCATAACTACCCCCGGTGTAAAATATACATAATGCCTAATTCATTATATTTCACAAAGTCGAATTAATATATTGATTTAATTATACCATGTAATTACAATGATTCAAATCGGAATAGAACACCCCATTTTTCTTATATAAACCAACCTTTTCATTTAATATAATTCCTCCATATATGCTGTCCTTTACTCATTTATATAAAGGGCAAAGTTTACGGAAATGGCATTCTGTCTAGTCCTTTTTAATACAAGTTCTTCTTCACTATTTATATAATTACTCTATAAACCAATTGATTCTTTAAATATTTAAGCCTATGCAGTGGGCAAAAATGAGCCTTATTAATTCAGTCTCATTATATTAAGTTTTATTCGGGCAAAAAACTTTTACTTTAATAGTAAAGAAAGCTTACCTTCTTTGTTCCATAATTCTCTTTTCAACTGTTATATAAATCAACTATTTGCTAAAGTACCGAAGTTTTTTAAAGGATGCAAATATAAAGGTCTACCAACTGATGCTAAATGAAATACTCAACTGAATTTGGAAAAAACAATTTTATCTTGCAAAAAACATTGAACAACCTCCAAAGCGGAGGTGTTTTTTTAGGAAGAATAAAAATGTAGTTTTATAATATTATACTTCTACAGTAAAACAGGAGTCTTTTGCACTACCTACTATCAATTTCGAGGAAGCTTAGAAATGTCAGTTCAAAATGAAAAAAGTTAAATTTAAAGTTTGTCTTGCAAATATTTAATTTTGTTTTTAAGTTCGCGCCTAGTTTCTTCTTTGCTTTGCTGTTCCTCGTTAAAAGCGGCTAAAGCAGCCATAAGACCAATAACATCGCCAATCACCATAATGACAGCTGCAATAATTGCCAACTGTGTGGAACTCAATTTATTACAGACCAAAATAATCACTCCATATTATATTTTTAATCATTTATATTCAGCAAATATAAGAGACGTGAATAACAATATGTTTTTACGACTTGCTCATTTGAATGGTGGAGGCGAGCCAGATTAAACTCAGGATCGCCCTGCTTTATCCGTTTTTTGCTTCCTCAATGAGGTCGTTTATGTCCTCATCCAGCCCCGACAGTTCAGTAACAGCTTGTGAAAGTTTTGCATATTCGCCAACAGTAAGCATTGCATTAAGAAGCTCAACTTCCCCAAGCACTCCATATGCTTTTTGCAGTTCTGCGTTTTTCAGATCAGGAAAAACCACGGCCGCCGCAACCAGGGCATGTGAATATGCTGTCCTGTCCAGCACTTCTTGACCGGTTTTCTTGTCCTTTTTGGTATACTTCCTTAAGAGCAGTTCATTTTCTTTCTCGGAAATAGGCTTGATTACAAAAGGTACGGGCTTACCGTCTTCCTGGAATCTGTTAGAAACAATCACTTCCTTATTCTCAACCTGAATAGGGTTTAGAAACGCTTTCAGTGAACTCATATTTGTCTCTCCTTTCAATATTATAAATTAAAAAGCGCCTCAAAAAAGAAGCGCTTTTAATTTATACTTTTTTAAATTTTTGTAGGTCTATGGTTAGAAATAATTTAAGTTAAAAGTTACTTTTATTTCTTCTATAGAACCTTCTTCTTTATCAATGCCGACACACCAAACATCTGCTACTTTATCTGATACTGGGCTGTATCTCAATCCAAATCCTGTGTCTGCGATTTTCTTTATTCTGTCATAATCTACAGGGATATTTAACATATGAAAAATATCTTCTTCAGAAGAAAACTTAATTCCTTCTCCGTTACGATCGTAGTATTTTTCGGAATAGATATTCATTCTAACTACCGAATTATCTGCAATAAAAAAGTCATAACCGTCATATTCATATATTTCAATTAAAAACTCTCCTCTGCTCGTTTTATTGGTCCATTTATCCTTTGACTTAGGTTCCCCCATTATCTTTACCAATTCTTCAGCAGATATTCTTGAAAATTGATTAACGTCAATTAAAACTGGAGCTTTTTCATTTTTTCCCTCCTCTTCTATAGTTTGTTGACTCGAGTCATTGCTTAAATTGCCTGCAATAACTCCTAATAGTCCTACAACTAATACTGCTAAAATAACAAATAGACATCCCTTTTTCATGGCTACCCCCACCCTTTAATAAAAAATTACTATCATTATTATATCTAAGAGTGGGGGTAATTTCCATAATTCATCTATAATTCTCCGGCAACCTGAAGCTCTGCAGGTTCTCAATATCATCAAACGTGAAATCGGTGTCGAATGTGATCGGATCGTCTGATTGGTCGTCCAGGATAGCCGCCGGGATAGAAGCAAGGATCACGTTGAGTAATACCACTTCCTGCTTGCCGACCGTGGATTGCGGATCTTCGTTTTTTACCTGGATTTTCAGACCCCTGTAGTTGCCGGTCCGCAAATACTGGATGGCCTGGTTCAGCATCTCACTGTTCATAAAATACATGGTCATGGACCCTGTACCCGTCGCCCCAACAACCTTATGCTGGGTCATTCTGTGGCCAAGCATACGCCTTTCCTGCACAGTCAAATCTATCTGGGCAGTCAGGGCCGATATTTCAAACAGCTCTCTGTTCTGCCCGTTTATAGTGATATATGCTTTCCCCTCACGGGCGGAAATAGTATCCGGAAGCCTTGTGTAGTTCTCAGCCACTTATTATCCCTCCCCTTTATGACAAATTAACTGTAATGTAAATCTTCTCAACGCTGTCTACCGGCTGGATGTAGCAGTCAATTACAACTGCGTCGCTATCCGTTCCAGGAGAGACTGTCACATCTTCCGGCTGGAAATTCTGGATAGCGTTCAGCCTCTGAAGTTCATTGAAATACTCAATCAGAGTTGCTCGCAGCAGTGACCGCCCATCTGGGTTATTGTCAATCTTGCCCACGAAATTGCTTTCAAAAATCGTGGTGATGTCATTATTAATCCCGTCTATTACCCGGATTACCCTGTTTTTTGTGAAAGCCTTGCCTTTTTCCGGAGAAATAGATGTTAGAGAGTTGATATCATAAACTGCCGTAACATTCTGTGCGCTATCCACTTTAAAGATGAATTCGCCGTTTTCAATGGCTGTTTCCATCTCCGATTTGGTCATCCTGGGTATTATATCAACAGCACCTATATATTTACGGCCAGTGTTAGATTGATTTATGTTAGCCCCTGCGGTTACGCCTGCTACCCATGCGGTTGTTTGTGCAGGAGTCAGTTCTGTTCCGTCAGCAAGCTTCACGCCCTGGGTGACATTGATAATCGCTTCACTATCCGCATCATAATTTGCCAGCACGGCCTGGATCTTCACGCCTTCATCCTCGCGCATTGCTTCTACCCAGGTTTGAATTGTTGATTTGATTGAGGTATCGTCATCGTACGGGTAACAGAGTACGTTGAAGTTCTCTGTCTTCAGGACATCCAGTGCGGCTTCTACATCCTCAACCGTATGTCCGGTGCCGAGGTTATACACCAGCACTGTCTGGGCGCCCTTCAAAGCTTCATTCGCAAGCAGCTTATCCGCAGCAGTAACTCCTGCCGGCCACGCGCTCTGGTCCAGGGCAGTAATCCGGTAAATATCTCCCTTATTGCCTTTGCTAACCTCCTGCAACAAAGCAACAATGCCCCGATCACCCACTGTGATGGATAACGGAGCATTGGTCAGGAAGTTTATATAGGCACCAGGCAATATTTTATTTTGACTGGTCCAGGTTCCACCCATATTATCACTCCTTTACATATTCGTTTGTGGTTTGCTTTTGCATTTTTACAAACTCGTTTGTTTTCAGTTCAGAATAGCTTACCTCAAATGTTATATGCAGCACGTTATCCACGATAGTTGCCTGCAGGTTCTGAACCCGAAAGCCCCCCACCAGGTCAAAGGCCCGCATGATGTTCACCTGCACCGCATGGCAGTCAGATTTGGTCTCGTTTTTCCCCTTGTCGCTGAAATAAGCCACGTCAAAGGAAACGGTGCTATTATATTTGTTGGCGAGCCTCTTGCCATAGCTTTGTTCAATGACGGTTACCAAAAAAGAGGGTGTTTTGAAGTTTTGAGGGATGTCTTCATCATAGATAGCGGCTGAAGGATACAGTTCATGGATTTTCTGTGCAATAGCTTGCTTGATTTCATTTATCATGCTTTCGGTTCACCCTCTCAACTTCTTCTTCAAATAACCTGACAATCTCCTTTTCGACCTTACCAACAGCCTTTTCCAGTATAAACTGACCTTTTACAAAACCTACCGTTTCACCTTTTTTATTGACTATCCTATGGCCGTAATTAACATATGAAGCATAATCGGCTGTATTAACCAAGGTTTTTTTGACTTCACCGCTTTTAGATTTGACGGCGGGAGCAGCACGCCAGTTTTTCCGCATAAAACCTGTAACTACCGGCGTATTTCTTTTTGCATCAGCCATCCCCACGCTTACAGCTTTATTAAGCACCCTTTTGTCAATCTCTGAAATATCATCAAGCATTGCTTGAAGCTCTTTCCGGAACTTATCTATAAAGGCCTTGTTTCTGCGATGGTTGCTGCTCATACTCATGCCGTATCCACTCGTTTCACGGAAAACTTCTGGTGGGAGCTATACGGGAAGCCTTCGCCTACGGTGAGAGTAACCTGCTTTCCATTCCTCTGGGTGACAACAACCTCATCACCTTCCTGGAGGTCGACATCCGGCCCGCAAAACAGAGTATGGGAAGTTATCAGTGTAGGCACTCCATCCTCCCCTGTGTCCACCAACTGGCCTTTGCTGTAGTGGCATTTGACACCCTCATATAGCAGCTCTTTTTTCTGTTTTGTGAACCCGCCCTCTACAACCTCAACCCAACGATATATATCCATTCGGTCCTTCCAAAGTCTTTGCAATACGCTCATCTTCGTAACCTCCGGAATCGCATCAAGGCCTGCTTGTCTTTTTCAGACAGGCCGTAGATAGTTTCTCTGGAAACCTCGTCAGTGTTGTAAGTTATAGAGGTATCACCCTCTTTTATCGAGGTCACGTCAAATACCGCTTTCCCCCCGGTTTCCGCTTCGTAATCCATGATGGTTTTGACCTTGCGGCGGATAAATGGTTCCAGTTCTGCCGGCGGCTCTTTGAGGTTGCAGTAGTTCAGACACTCCTGAATAATGTCAGTTATGATTAGGTCCTTGCTGTCATCCTCGATTTTGAGGTTTCCCTTTACCTTCACAAGCATTTCTTCAATAGACATATACTCACCCCTTTTAGGGTAAAAAAGAGGGAGAAGGCTGCTATTTAGCAGCCTTCTTTTCATCCTTTTTTTGACTATTTGTTTTTTCTTGCTCATCGACCACTTCTTTAAAACCTTTGGACAGGAGTTTCTCCCTTTCCTGCTCCGTTGTTACAACTTTCACTACATTCAATTTTTCAAGTTTATACACCGAATATCACCCCTTAAGCTAAGGCTTCTTTGATGTTTACACGAATTGCTTTAAACTGATTGTCCTTTATCCAGAGGTCGTGATATTTTCTGTAATCGATCTTCCATGCGTCAGCCTTTTGGTTTTGTTCAGGAGTAAATATCCTTATGTTATCTGTTTTAGATACAGCTATAGGCGCAGTCCTTGGACAAATAATCCAGTTAATGTTTTTAGCATCTTCAGCTGGTGTAAATCCACCTGCTTCCTGTCCTGCTGTTTTCCCATCATAAAATACATATTTAGTTTTCATTCTTAAAGAAGGTACTTTGATAATTGGATTATTGTCAATAGCCTTTACTGAAGTTTTAACATCTCCCTGAGTGAAATCAATTACAGAAAGCATCTTATTTAATTCAGTAGAATTTTCTAATATAGCGGCAACTTGCATATTCATTGTGATAACTAAAGGTATTTCTCCAGCTACATCATAAATAGCATATATATCTTCTTTTAATTTCTTTAAAATATCAGATTCACTAGGAGTATATCCCCCTACTGCTGCATTTTTTTCTATAGCTTGTGTTGCAATAGATGAATACCTATAAGCATCAATTTCGGGTATTACGTGAACTCTTTGAAATTCTCCCATAACGTTAGCAGCAGTTGCTACAAAGTTTGTTTCATCTACATCCATGCGGTCAAGCATAAAAGTTCTGCCTCTATCTTGAGTCATAGTTTTTGTTTCGTATGTTAAATTTACTGAACCGTCAACAAATCCATTAGTCCTGTCATAATCTCCTAATGCATCCATATCTATAATTGGGATTTTTACCTCATTACCACCATTATACTTAACTAATCCAGCATTAGCTTCCATCCATCCAGATGTAGCTTGTGCTACTACCTGCTTATCAAGTTCTTGCATAAATATTTTTGCATATTCTAATACATTAGCCATATTTTACGCTCTCCTTTCTTAAAATCCTAAATTTTGTCTGATAGTATTGGCTATTTGTTGAAGCTCTCCTCCCTCAGGATTATCTCCGGTATTATTAGGGGTATGTCCACTTAAAGGCTGCTCAAATAAGTCTTTGTAATTTTCTTTTAAAGCTGCTATTTGTTCATTTAATCCTTCTATAGTGCCATCATCTTTGATAACGAGTTTTTCTCTGTCAAACTTATTTACAAGAAGGTCCTCATATTTTGCCTTATGTTCTTTTAAAGCAAGTTTTATAGCGTTGTCTAATGTAAGATTCTTAATCTTTGTTTCATACTCTTCTTTAGCTTTTTTGTTGGCTTCTTGAAGGTCTTTTATTTGCTTAGTTAATTCTTCATTATCTTTTACTTTTTCACCAAGATCCTTTAACTGCTTATCTCTGTCTTTAAGTTGTTCCTCTAAATTCTTTTTGGCTTCATTTACTTCATCAAATCTAGCTTTAGGGATAAAGCTTTTTAAATCTTCTTTATATATAACTAGAACCTTCTCAGCTTGTTCTTCAGTTAACCCCATTTCCATTAACTGTTCTTTTGTCATTTCCATTCTCCTTTCATCTTCACTACGCTTTTTTTCGTGGTCGCTTCCACGAGTGTCCTGTTCTTTTACGTCTGCAGTACCGAAAAGACGGCATAATAAAAGCACTTGGCCTTCACCAAGTGCTTCCATAGATATAAAAACACCATCTATCGTTATTCATGATAGATGGTGTTTAGCCTTTCATTACTTCAATTGATTTTATTTCGCTTTCATAAATCCCAATAATGCCTTCATCATTTTCAATTGAAATACTATTGCCCTCGGGATCGGTCTCGTCCCATTCCTCTTCATCTGTAAAAGCTATTACATACCCCTCAATCTTCTGCCCGTCTGTCGTAATAACTCTTACATTTTTACCTTGATATTCACAAAGATTCATTTATTTCTCTCCTTTCTTGGTAATACAGGTACAATGTGCACGCTGTTCTTCCCATATTTTATTTGAATTCTATTAGTAGGCGTTACTGTCCCATCAATATTATGCACAACACCAATTATAGAATCTACATCCACAAATTCCTCATTTCTCCATTTCCCTTTCCTGTCTCTACTAAATACTCCAGTACCAGCATATTTTTTTATTATTTCTTTAGCTTCATCGTAAGAAATTAGTAAACTGCTTTGTTCAGTTTGACCTTTTTTAAGTCTTGATTGCTTATACTGCTCATATTGTTTGGTTCCTTCTTTATGCTTATTATAATGTTGGATACTATAATTATCAAGTCTTTCAGGATTACTCAGTATCTCTTGGCGAATAATATTGTCAGGTTGATCTATATATCTATTTTTCCATTGCTCATATGTCATATTCGCTGGAACTTCATAACTTCTACCTGTTACCGGATCACGCGCAACCCTTGTACCTACCTCAGCATCCTCATAATATGGCACTGTTGTGGTCCTACAAAATGGATGATATGGAGGATAATTTACTCCCACTGTCGCCTCATCCACATCATATATTTTGCCATCCTCACTTCGGCATATATCCGAGGTCCTCATATCCAATGTGGCCACAATCTGGTACTTCTTTACGCCATCTTCTTTATAAGCCGCCAAGGTCCCCTGCTCAATAATAAAGCTGCTCTCTGTGTGGAGCAGCCTGTAGGCCTCATATTCCTTTGTTTTAAATTTTCTTGCAAAATCTTCTGCCAGGGTTTGAGGATTTCGCCCCTGGACCAACATTGTAGTTATTGACTCTGTTAGCTGTTGCAGCATATGGTTCTTTTGCTTCCATATCCGGCTTGAAAAGTCCGCGCCATTAAATGGGTACCTGATTAATTCATCTATAGTTCTGGGATTTATTTGCGCAAATTCCTGGTGAAAACCCCTGTACTGGTCAATATTGAACCATGTTCTGTAATATGAATCTTTATATACTTCCTTATATTATTATACCACAAAAGGGGGGTCTTGAATGCCAACACTAAAAACATATGACCTATTTATTAGCCACGCATGGAAATATAATGATGACTACTATAGGCTAGTAAACATGTTAAATAATGCTCCAAATTTTAAATGGAGAAATTATTCCGTGCCAGAACACGATCCAGTGCTGGATCCGGATGACGACAATGATCGAAAAACCTTAATTAAAGAGCTTAAAGAACAAATTCGCCCTGTAAACTGTGTATTAATTCTTTCAGGCATGTATGTAGCATATAGCTATTGGATTCAAAAAGAAATCGATATTTCTGTAGAATATGGAAAACCTATTATAGGCATTAAACCGTGGGGACAAGAAAAAATTCCAAAAGCAGTCTCTGATGTAGCAATAGAAATAGTTGGCTGGAATACCTCTTCCATTGTTGAAGCTATAAGGGAACACTCTTTATAAAGATAAACAAACAATTATTGGTGATGGCCTAAAAAATTAATTTTATTATTAATAAGATTGTAAAAGTGCAACGTGAGGTCGCTATGTACGAAAGACTGCTTCAAGAAGCTGAAAGAGAAAATATTGAAGTTGTGTCTTTACAACTCAAAGGGAAAATCAAAGGTCTTTATTATGATGGCATCATAGCAATCAACGAAAACATATCCACCACAGCAGAAAAAACATGCGTACTAGCTGAAGAATTAGGTCATTACTACACTTCATCAGGCAATATTCTCGATACATCCATAATTACAAACCGAAAACAAGAAGTAAAAGCCCGGCGTTGGGCCGTGAAGCGGCTCGTGACGTTAAAGAACATAATCAATGCATTTGAATCAGGATGCAGGAATATGTACGAAATGGCCGAATATATCGGCGTAACAGAGGAATTCTTAAGAGATGCTTTTGCCACTTACTATGCAATGTATGGGAAATTCAAAAAGCGCGGCAATTACATTATTTATTTTGATCCGCCTGGTATATTTAAAAAAGCTAAATAAAGTTGGCTACCGGATTGCCAGCAGCGTATATTTATCTGCAAATATAGCCTGAGAATTAAGTCAAGAGGTGAAATTGGTGTGGATAAAAATGAATTTGGTGGTTCATGGACATTGATAAAGTTAGAATTGTTAAGAAAATATTTGGAAGCTTATGCAAAAGTTTTTAAAAGTAAACCTTTCAATCTAATTTATCTGGATGCTTTTGCAGGAAGTGGAAAATGCTATACAAAAGTTGGGCTGATTGACGGATCAGCTCGCATTGCTTTAGGTGTCGAAAGGTTTAATGAGTACATATTCATAGAGAACAACCCTGAATTTGTTGAAAATCTGAAAGAGCTTAAAAAAGAGTTTCCTAACAAAAAAATTACAATTATTCAAGGTGATTGCAATGAAGAAATAAATTCAATAATCAAATCTTATGATTGGTCAAAAAATAGGGCTTTAGGCTTTTTGGATCCATTTAATATGCAATTATCATTTGATACATTGAAGAAACTGGCATCAACTAGAGCCTTCGATGTTTGGTATCTATTTCCTTTGCATGCCGCAACAAGGTGTCTTAGAACTGATGGTAAAATACAATCATCTGTTCAGGAAAAACTTGATTATTTATTTGGCAGTAACAATTGGAAAGAAAGACTATACATTAAAAATCCACAACTCAGTCTCTTTAATGAAGAGAATTTTATAAGAAAAGGTCAATCAGATATATGTTGTTTTTTTAAAGAAGAGATGGAAAGAATTTTTCCATCAGTTCTATGCCCTGTTTGTTTGAAAAATAAAAATAATACACCTTTATTCTTACTGTATTTCGCAGTTTCTAACAATAGCAAAGCCGCACAATACGTTGCTAACAAAATAGCTGGGTATTTGATAAGCAATGAGCGAACATATGTTTGTAGAAATCCTTTAAATATGATATAATTATATGGCAAAAAGGGTTTATAGAAGGTGTTAACATGGATTTCATCGAAAGAAAAACTTTGCTGTATAAAACAGGAGTTGAGTATGGTGACTATACAATAAATCATATTCAGGGCTGCTCCCATGGTTGTCGCTATCCATGCTATGCTTACATGATGGCAAGAAGATTCGGAAAAGTAAAGAACATTCAGGAATGGATGACTCCAAAACTCGTATCCAATGCTATAGAATTGTTAGAAAAAGAAATACCTAAATTGAAAGATAAAATTAGAACAGTTCATTTATGCTTTACTACTGACCCATTTATGTATGGATATGAAGAAATTTATGGCAAAAGCATTGAGATTATTAATTTTTTGAATTCCTATGGCATTCCCTGCACAGCTTTAACTAAAGGAATTTTGCCACGAGAGCTTGATTCTACCGAAAAAATAAATAGCTATGGCATAACACTTATCTCCCTAAATGAATCTTATAGAAAATATTATGAGCCCAATTCAGCCCCGTATGAAGCCAGAATTGAAAGCCTAAAATATTTGCACAATAAAGGCTATAGAACATGGGTTAGTATAGAACCATATCCCACTCCTAATATTATTGAGCAAGATTTTGAGAAAATATTAGATAAAATCTCATTTGTTGATAAAATTATATTTGGTCGCTTGAATTATAATAAACTAGTTGTCAAATACAAAGGATATCAAGAGTTTTACAACCGATTATCGGAAAGGGTTATTACTTACTGCCTTTCTAATAACAAAGAATATCATATTAAAAATGGAACATACAAAGAAATATCTGCTATATAAATCAGGCATTACTAATGAGTATTTGGGAACAACATGTTAAAAGCAATTACAATATTAATCAAAAAATTCATTTGATATATTACCCTACTGAAATGAAAAATATCCAATAAGAGGGCTTTTCATAGCTTTTTGATACTTCAGGAGGCACAAGTTATGCATAAAGCAGCAGCATATGCACGCTATAGCAGCGATAACCAGAGAGAGGAGTCTATCGAAGCTCAACTCAGGGCGATCCGTGAATATTGCCAGAAAAACGATATACAGCTCATCAAGATATATACCGATGAAGCGCGGAGTGCAACCACTGACGACAGGCCTGGTTTCCTGCAAATGATACAGGACAGCGCCCTGGGCCTGTTTGATGTTGTCATTGTGCATAAACTGGACCGGTTCAGCCGGGATCGGTATGATTCAGCTTTCTATAAGCGGCAACTCAAGAAAAACGGCGTCCGACTTATATCAGTTCTCGAACCTCTTGATGATAGTCCGGAATCAATCATCCTGGAATCCGTCCTTGAAGGTATGGCTGAATATTACAGCCGGAACCTTGCCCGGGAAACAATGAAAGGTATGAAGGAAACCGCATTGCAATGCAAGCATACTGGTGGGAAACCCCCGTTGGGATACGACGTTACTGAAGATGGAACATATGTAATCAATGAGTATACTGCAGGGGCAGTAAGAATGATCTTTGAGATGTATTCTGCAGGTAAAGGATACAGTGAATTGGGACATGCTCTTCTACATACTGAAATCTGTGCTACTGCATTTAACAAAAGCCTTATAAACAAGGGTAAATTAGAAAGACAAGCTAATTATTTCGCTTTGAAATTATTAAATATTGAAATAGATCCTGTTGAATTTAGAAACTATACTATTGAAGATATATCAAAGAGCTTATATGTATCAGAAGAAGCTTTAAGCTACTTATATTAATAATAAATAGTCTTGCGAAATATGATGTATATATTTCATTCAAATTGTAGAGTCCCAAGTGAAATGCAACATGTATGGTAAATACAAAAAGTTGTACAATATATGATTTATTTTAATCCGCTGAGAGAGTATACAAAAGTTTATAATGAAGGAGGAGATTAAGATTGCTTACTCAGAGTGAGGCAGATAGACTTGTTAAAATGAAAAAAATAATAGAAAGTGAATTGGTAGTTATTCCTGCACCTGGGGACAGATTAAATATCAATGCACATTCAGAAGATGGCAAAGAGCATTTTGCTATAGATATATATCGTGGTAGAATAGATATAAAGAAATGCAATATGCAAAACATTTATCGAAAGACTATTCCATTAATGAGCTTACATATAGTACATGAGAATTATAAACATATAAATCCTGATGGTACTGTTGTGGTAGGACCACACCTTCACATATATAAGGAAAACTATGGCACTAGGTTTGCTATTCCGTATAATGTAGTAGATAATCTTCCTGAAAATGTGGTAAAATTTTTTAAAGAATGTAATATAATAAATATACCCTATATTCAAGGAAGGATTGGGTAGTATGTTAGCAAATCAACTGGTTGATGCATATATTGATTGGCTAAAATCTAATACCATAGTTCAAAATATCGGAGACTATATAGCCATAACTACTCCGTTTTTGGATAGATATAATGATCCATTGGAGATATATGTCAAACGTGATGAGAACGGATATATAATAACAGATGATGGTTATGTCATAAATGATTTACTAATGTCTAATATAAATTTTGATAACAAAAAGAGAATGTCTATACTTAATCAAATACTTAATAGCTTTGGCATAACATTGGATAAAAATAATGCATTAGTAACCACAGCAACCGTTGACAACTTTCCAATTAAAAAACACTTTATGATTCAGGCTATGTTATCTATATCAGATATGTTTATGACATCAAACCCTGTTGTTATATCAATTTTTTATGATGAGGTAGAAAACTTTCTAAAAAGCAACGATATAAGGCATGTTCCAAATGTGCAATTTACAGGTAAAAGCGGATATGTCCATAACTTTGACTTTGTAATACCTGCTTCTAAGAAATCGCCTGAGAGAATAATAAAAACTATTAATAATCCAAATAAAAACAATACTACTTCTGTATTATTTAGCTGGAGCGATACAAGAGAAAATAGAACGCTAAGCTCTAAAATGTACGTATTTTTAAATGATACTGAAAAAGAAGTAAAGCCAGAGATTATTAATGCTTATATTCAATATCAGATAAAACCAGTATTGTGGAGCAAAAGGAACGATTATATAAGAGACCTATCAGCCTAATTGTAAAACAATCAGATATATGTTTTATTTTTTTTACTATTATTTCGAACATAAGTTCTGATTTATAGGAGGTTAAACCATGCATAAAGCAGCAGCCTACGCTCGCTATAGTAGCGACAACCAACGTGAAGAGTCAATAGAAGCTCAACTTCGGGCTATTCGCGAATATTGCCAGAAAAATAATATTCAACTTGTTAAAATTTACACTGATGAAGCAAAAAGTGCAACTACAGATGACAGGCCCGGCTTCCTGCAAATGATACAGGACAGCTCAATGGGTCTGTTTTCTGCTGTCATTGTGCATAAGCTGGATCGTTTCAGCAGGGACCGGTATGACAGCGCATTTTATAAAAGACAGCTAAAAAAGAATGGTGTCCGGCTTATATCTGTCCTCGAAAACCTGGACGATAGCCCAGAGAGTATCATCCTGGAATCCGTCCTGGAAGGCATGGCCGAATATTATAGCCGTAACCTGGCTCGGGAGGTTATGAAGGGCATGAGAGAGACTGCCCTGCAATGCAAACATACCGGCGGGAAACCTCCCCTTGGATATGATGTTGCTGAGGACAAAACATATATTGTCAATGAACAAGAGGCCCAGGCGGTAAGGCTGATTTTCGAGATGTATGCATCAGGGAAAGGATACAGCGATATTATGTACGCCCTGAACAAAGAAGGATATAGGACCCAAACCGGGAGACCGTTTGGAAAAAACAGCATACATGATATTCTGAGGAATGAAAAATACCGGGGTGTTTTTATTTTCAATCGTACCGAGCGCAAAATTAATGGCAAGAGAAACCACCATAGAAATAAAGACGATAGCGAAATCATCAGAATTGAAGGCGGTATGCCTAGAATAATAGATGATGAAACATGGGAAAGGGTGCAGGAAAGGATGAGTAAAAATAAAAAGGGAGCTAATTCAGCAAAGGAAAACTACCTATTAGCTGGTCTAATCTACTGCGGCAAATGCGGCGGCGCTATGACCGGAAACCGTCACCGCTGTGGTAGAAATAAAACCTTGTATGTAACATATGAATGCTCTACCAGAAAAAGAACAAAAGAATGCGACATGAAAGCTATCAATAAAGACTATATAGAAAACCTTGTTATTGAACACCTTGAAAAG